TTTCTTCTTCTTGAAGATGCCCTGCGGTGTGATGAATGTCGAACAGAATTCAACACAACGCTGTGAGGAGATAGATTTAGAGGTGTTCACCTTTAAACCTATGTCGTTACAAATGCGCTCGTATTCCTCTGCAACGAGAGAATTACGTATGACGCAGTCATCCCCGACTATCCAAGCATAATGCTCGGTTTTAGTAGGGAAACGCCCATAAACCCTTGTGTAGGCCCATGCGGCGAGCAATCCATTGCACATGGATGCTAAAGGGAACGAAGGATAGGAGCCCATCGGCGTCCCAGTGCCGTAACGTGCACTGTATCCTTTGCGGAGGACAGACAAGTCGTAAAGACCTGTACAGACTGTATCCATGATATGGATATCATAGTCTGTGACTATCCCGATATCCTTGAGTACTTCAAGGACCGGACGTTGAATCTTCTCGTAAGAGAAGTTGTCCGTGAACGAGGACTGATCAAATGACTTGATCTCGTCCGGGTTCGCTTTCGTGATGTTTCGAGAGACGATTCTTTGAATGTCTTCTCGAGCACCATCTTGATCGTCAACCCATTGAATAGTTGTCTGAGTGTTGATTGACTTCAACACACGTCCGATAGGGTATGACAAAGATCCCATAATCGGTGACATAATGACCACAACACGTGGTTTCATACCATTCTTTGGAGAGATTCCTACTTTGCCAGTAGGGGTTTCTTTCTCGAATGGAGCAGGGAATGTTTCCATGTCCCATTCCGCCTCCACATCTTCTCCGTAGAGAGTGCGGCTGAGGAACTCTGAAGGATCCTCAAGGGCGAGACGCTGAATAGAGGGAACTCTAATCGCGTTCATCATGTCGAACAATTTGTCATTGTCTCGACTGATAGACTCACATTGACCATTAGGATCAATGTACACCATATGCTTCTTTTGCGAAGAAGCAATGGACCAAACAGGCTGATATTCCTTTTCAGGAATAATCATGCCCTCGGTGAGATAGGGAACGTAATCCTTGACAAAGGATACGAAACCGTTGACCACATTCGGGTCAATCTCAGTGGAGTGAACTATCGATTGATAGTTCTTGACCTTGTCCTGTCTGGACAATCTGGTGTCCTCCCGAAGGACGACAGACTTCAGATTGGTCATGCCGG